AATCTAAAATTTGATTAAACTCTGTAGCATATCTGCGACTAAAATCGTCCAACATTTGACCGGCCGCTCTCTGCGAAAGACCTCTAAGTTCGGGATTATTTACTTTCGTTTTTGTTTGGTTAGCAAATGAAGGATTAGGTACTTTACAATTAACTACATAGTAAAGTCCAGACCTTGCAATATCTGCGCTAAATTCGCCTTTAAGTTTCTTTTTAAAGAAATTAGTTAGTGCTGTTTTAACTCCCGTAAGTGAAGTGCCGCCTTCTGCGTTAGCAAGACCGTTAGTAAATACATACCAATGTTCATTTCTATCTGCGGCCCACTGCATCGCAATTTCACATTCAATTCCATCTTCTTCAACTTTAATATAAAGTGGTGTTCGATGAATTGGCTTTTTAATTAAATCTTTAAGGAAGTCAAGTATTCCTTTTTCTGATTTATAGACTATCTCTTCATTGGTATTATAATCAAATAATTTAAAACTAACTTTTGGGGTTAAATAAGACCAGTTTTTACACATTTCTTTTAAATCATTAAAATCAATATGTATTGGCTCAAGGTTGTAAACTTCTTGCGAAGGAATAAAAGTAACTCTTGTACCATGGAGATTCATATCATCAATTTCTTTAATTTCAAAAGATTCTTTTATTCCATCTTTTAAAATAAGAGTGGCTTGTTCCCCGTCTCTACATGAAGATGCAAAAAAGTAAGAGCTAGATAATGCTACTCCTTTTGCTCCTATTCCATTCATACCTGCAACATTTTGGTAAACCTTTTCATCGAATTTACCACCGGTATGAGGCATGGTATAAATTGCTTCCATGGCTTCGGTCCCGTCATCACGCAGACCAAACGGAACTCCACGGGCATTATCTTGAATTGTTACTTTATTATTATCTAATTCAACCCAAATCGTATCTCCAAATCCCATTGTCATTTCATCAATAGAATTGGTAATAATTTCTCGTACACATTGTAGTACTCCTTGATTATCTGCACTACCCATGTACATGGCTACTCTTGAACGAACCGCATCTCTAAAACTAAGAGTTTCTATATTATTGGCATTATATTCCACTCGCATCAACCTCCTCTTTTGTCAATTTAATCGGCTCGTCAGACTCAATATTAATTGATACTCTTCCTATATCACCGTATTCATTTCGTGTATTGAATATATCGAGACTTGCGGTAATGGGTACTTCAAAATTATATTTAAGTCCGTTCATATTATCTATAGTAACAAAAATTTTATTCATTTTCAAATTCCTCTTTTAAAAATTTTTTAATTGTATCGAATTGATATTTTCCGTACTCTTCACAAAATAGAAGGCAATAAAGTTCATTTCTAAAACACTTGTCTTGCTTATTATAACGACTGCAATTTTCGCATTTATTAAAAACTTTATTCTCCACAAGACCACCTATAAATTACATACTGACATATTTCCCATAAATCGTCAATAGAGATATGTTCATTTCCTACCCGATTTGGGTCTTTACGCATATGTTTTTTCCATTCTGTATAACTCATAGATTGCATTGCAATCAATCCGTTTTCTAAAAGATGTTCTAAATTACTCATTTTTTACCTCCATATTAGGCGGTACAAATTTATGTGCCGGCCGCCATCTCCATCCATTATTTTCCCAAATTAGAAAATAAGTTTGATGAAGGATTTCATCGAACCAAACATCTAATACTTGATAAATTTGGTTTGTTTCTTTGTGTTTTACTTTAAACATATTACTCCCATTTAATTTCTTTTCCTAACCATTTGTATAGCTCAGTTCTACATTGTGGACATAGGTCTAATTCATGAAAGCGATAATAACCCGGCACAGGTCTATGCCTTTGTAGAATTATAGTCATATTTGGATAGGATACGTCTATCTCTTCATAGAGACAATTGCATCTGTCACATTCTCTATAATTGTCTAATTTCGCCATTTTAATTCTCCTTTTCTTTTATATATAAATATTATATCATTTTTTTGAGAAAAAGTCAAATTAGAAGAGATTGAAGTTATTTTTTGTACTTATTTATAGAAATTATACGATGGAGGTTATATCAATGACGATTGATAAGATTATGGAATATATTTCTTCTAATCCTAGGTCTGTGAATAAAACAATTATTAAAGGTATGATAGAAGAATTAATTAAAGAGAATGAACCAAAACAACCAGAAATTGAGATGAAAGAATTGATGGTTAATAAGAATGGTATTTATAAGGCGCCGAGCGGTAAGGCGTATTCAAAAGTTATTGTTAAAATTAAAAATGAAGAATAAAAAAGACGGGTTTAATAACCCGTCTTTTAAATTATTTTATTTCGTCAGAACCCTCTATTGGTTCTTTTGGCTCTTCTGCAGATTCTTCTTCTTTAATATATTCAACTTCCTCTCTTGTAAGTACACCTGCGGCGACTGCATAATCCCATTGAATCTCATCACTTGCCATAAATTCTTTAAAAATTTGTGGATTTTCAATTTTTACACCAATGGCAATTTTTCTTGCCTCATCATTCATAGCTTTTAAATCTTCAATTTTAGCTACGCTTTGTTTACTAATATTCATAATTTACCTCCATAAATCAATCTATATATAAGTAAATTTTATCATCAATAGCTCTACTCCCAACTGACCATTTTACTCTTTTTCTTTTTCTTTGGCGGCATTTTAATCCAAAGTAAACAATCTCTCGCACGGGTCGCCGCCACATAACATAAGCGAGCCTCTTCATCGTTATACGCGCGTATATTATATGAAAGAACACATTTATTTTCTAACCCTTTTGCGCTGTGAACTGTTAAAATTTTAATTGTATTTTCTTTCATTTTCTCTTTTATTTGAGAATTAGTTAGGTCTGCTTGTTTAAAAGTATCAGTTGGAATACCTTCCTTTTTAAAGAGTTGACTAAATAACTCTATATCCGCATTTGTGCGGCAGAGTACGAACCAGTCACCCCAACTTGTATTAAGTCTTTCCTTATGACGGATAAGAGAATGAACCGCTTCAGATGGACTTAAAGAACCTTCAACTACCGCATAACTTCCGCCAAAACGCTCTGGAATTGAATCATCCTCATAGTCTGGACCAAGTCTATATAGAAACTTTTTTGCAAAATGAAGTATATTTGGTAAATTACGGTAATTTTGTCTCATACGATATATTGTAATTCCCGGCTCATACATTTTATTAATGAGATATTGTGGGTCCGCGCCAGCCCATCCGTAAATTGACTGCCGATAATCGAAAAAATACATATAATTGTCTGGATTAATAAGTTCAAAGAACTTAAACTGAGCTTCTGTTGAATCTTGTCCTTCGTCAAGTATTAAGTGAGTTACATGCTTAATACAGTTTGGATTTTCTTCAATACGAGGAAACAGTTCGTCGAATCTTTCTTGCTCTAATAAATCTGTTGTATCTACTGCACCACCGCGCAATAAATAGTTACAATATGAATGTACTGTTCCAATAAATAATCCTTCTGGATTTCCAAGTCGCTCGTACATTACAGAAGCTGCATTGTTAGTAAAAGTAATTGCTACAATTTCTGATGGGTCAACTCCACTATCCAAAAGAAATTTGAGCCTACCAATTAATGTTTGTGTTTTTCCACTTGCCGCAGCACTACATACTAACACATGTGGCTTATCAGTTGTAATAATTTGTTTTTGAATTTCATTATAATTTTCCATTTTTTCTCCTCCCCGAACGGTTCGAACGGGTCATTAATTTATTTATTCTTATCACCTGAAACGGTGTTAAGTCCATAAGTTTTAGAATCATAAAAGTCAATATAATATGATTCTCTTTCTCTCAACTTATCTTTTGATACCTCTTCTAGAATTTCCCAAGTATAGTTCTCTGGTCCATCCTCTAACATCTTTCTATGAAGTTGTGAAGAAGCCAAAGTACCAATTCCAAGAGCAGAACGTGTGTGTTCTTGGAGACGCTTATCAAAAGAAGTCGTTTGTCCTATATATATCTCTCCAGTTTTAAGTCTTGTTGCTTTATAAACACAACTTACATCTCCATTCGGAAGTAATCGTTTTCTTAATTCTGCCAATGGTTTTTGATAGTAACCAGACCAAATAACTTTGTTAATTGCTTCTGGATGTCGTAATCTCGGAGCAACACTC